AAATAAATTATAAATCTTTAGTAAATGCTTGTTCACATATTAAGACAGCAAAGGGTATATCTACTAAGGATTTCATTAAAATGGGAATTGAACAAGTTTGCATGCCGGAAGATTTGCCTGAAAATGCCTACGTATTAGTCCATTACAAGGAGGAATCATGAATTTGTATATATTGAGTAATAAAAAATCTGTGGGTTGGGATTGTATTACTTCTATGTTAATGGCTGCGTCTTCCAGAAAAGAAGCTATTAAAGCTTCATTGAAAGAAGCAGAGCAAAACACAAGCTATACTTGGGCAAAAAAGGAAGACATAAAAACTGAGCGTATAGGAATTTATCAAGGGAAACGAACAACCCCATTTGTACTTTTGCGACATGTTTTTTATGGATAATAAACAAAATAAGGAGAAATAAAATGAAAGTTTATGTAGACAAGGCAAGGGAAGTTGTAACAAGACAAGAATGTACTAAACTCAAGTGTGACTTGTGTGGCTCTATTGCGGAATATCCACAAAACGAAGCCTGGGAATGGGGTGGGGCTGGGACTGCCAGAGGAAACCTTGAATACCACTGGTCTATGGATGGCGAATACACTCCATACAGACATGATTTATGTTTTATGTGTGCTCAAGCTCTTGGGGATGCAATAATTAATCGACAGGCAGCATTGCTTGAGTTGATTGGTCGTGAATCTGAAGAGGAAGAATAAATAATGTCAAAAAATTCTTATGATGATATTAGTGGATTAGTACGCTCATTGGCTTCCGGTTATTCAATCAAGACGGGTTTGGCCTTGGATGAGTGTTTGTGGGCAGCAAATTCAGGATTTTCGAGTGCCCTGAAAAATTTCAATCCTCAAAAAAGTTCTCTTTCTACATGGGCATACATAAAAGTACAAAGCAGTCTTTCGGAATACAAAAAGAATCAAGATAAAAAGCAAGTAAATTTGGCCAGAACAACTGTGTTTAACGAGAAAACAATGAGTTCCGAGGATTCTAAATTTGATTTGCGTGATTTCTTATTTGAGTTATCCGATGATGCCAAAACATTAGTCAAATTGGCTGTAGAGAATACTTCGGAAACATTTTCTCTTGGAAGGAAACAGAAGCGGTTGAGGAAGGAGATGTTTCTTGAAATAGCAAAAAAATTGCAGTGGACAAAGATTCGTATAGCTAATTCTTTCGTAGAGATAAGAGAGGCTCTCGTTTGATGGAGTTATTGGGATTTCAAAAAGAATGTATTGAGAAAATCATTCAATTTAATGGGCGGTCGCTAATAGCCGCTGAGATGGGCTTGGGGAAGACTATTGTGGCTTTATATTGGGCTAAGGCTAATCCCCAAGTATTCCCTATGATTGTGCTGTGTCCGGCTGTGGTGAAGTATCACTGGGAGAATGAAGCTAAGGCCGCGGGATTGACTACAACGGTCCTTGAGGGACAAACGGTATATGAAGCAGCAAAAGAGCAGATAATAATCCTCAATTATGACATTCTTCGATTTTGGGTGGATAAGTTGCGCAGCTTAAAGCCAAATACAGTTGTTATTGATGAGAGTCAAAATTTGCAGGATTCCCGAACTAAGAAAACCAAGGCTACTAAAAAACTATGTAAGGGGATTTCAAATATATTGGCATTAAGTGGAACTCCGTTAAATAGGCCCATTGAATTTTTTTCGACTTTGAACATATTATGGCCCTTTGATTTTTCGTCACGATGGACGTATTGTCATCGGTATTGTGATCCGAAGCACAGACCTTGGGGATGGGAATTTAAGGGAGCTACAAATACAAAAGAATTACATGAGAAGTTGGTAGAAAAGGGAATGCTCCGGTACCGGACTTGCGACGTAATGAAGGATATGCCATTAAAAACTAGGTGTGTTAACACAATACCCCTGACAAATCCTAATGAGTATCGACAAGCAACTGATAATTTTAGAGAGTGGCTACAAAAGAGGAATCCAAAAGGAGCTAAGAGAGCACTCAAAGCGGAAGCTATGACGAAAATAGGTTATTTGTTGCGGTTGTCGGCTAGATTGAAAATGCAATATGTGATAGACTGGGCAAACGAATTTTTAGCTAATTCTGATGAAAAACTAGTTTTATTCGCTATTCATAAACAGATGATAACCGGATTGAAAGAGGGTATTAAAGCAAAGTCGGTCGTGGTTGATGGTAGTATTATTGGACCAAAACGATTTGAAAACATAGAACAGTTTCAAAATGATAAAAAGACCCGCTTATTTATTGGTAATATCAAAGCAGCTTCAACGGGCATTACCCTTACAGCAGCTAATTATTTGGCTGTGTGTGAGTTACCTTGGCAACCGGCCACTTTGTTACAAGTTGAAAAACGAATACATCGTATTGGAACTACGAAACCTTGTTGGATATACTATTTAATTGCGAAAGATACTTTGGAATCTAAGTTGTGTTCAGTTTTGCAAGAGAAACAAAAAGTAATGTCGGCTATAATAGACGGTGGAGAGCAGGAAACAGATTTGGATATTTACAGTCAATTAACTAGGGATTTATTGAAAGGAAAATAACTGATGATTCAAGAATTCTTAGAACAGCAACGAATAGAATACTTTGAAGAAGGTGAGCATCATCATGTTAGAGAAGGTTGGATCGGCGTAGATTGTCCATATTGTGGATCAACAGAATGTCACATGGGAATTAATATTGATCGAGCTTATTCTGTTTGTTGGAAGTGTGGTCCTCATTCTTTGTTGAAATTGCTTGTAGATTTGACGGGACAACCTTGGTCGGTATGTAAGGAAGTCATAAAGTCTATTCAAAAGCGTCCTGGAACAGATCAGGAATTAAAACAAACAGGTACTTTGAAAATACCAAGTGGTGTTGGGTCTTTGGAATATGCTCATCTTAAATATCTCATTAAGAGGGGATTTGATCCTGTAATAACTGAAAAGTTATGGGGAGTTAAAGGAATAAGTCTTTCAAGTCGATTAGCTTGGCGATTGTGGATTCCTATTTATTATCGAGGAGAATTGGTTAGTTGGACTACTAGAGACATTAATGACAATTCTGGATTGCGATATATATCAGCTTCAAAAGATGAAGAAAAAATACCACATAAGAATCTTTTATATGGAGAAGACTTAGCTCATCATGCAATAATTATCCATGAAGGGCCATTAGACGCTTGGAAGACTGGTCCTGGAGGTGTAGCTATAATGGGATTATTGTGGACTCCGGCTCAGTTTCAAAAGATGATACAATATCCAGTTAGAGTAGTGTGTTTTGATAATGAAATAGAAGCTCAGAAACGAGCCGATAAGTTGGCGAATGAGTTAAAGTGTTATCCTGGTGAGACACATATTATACAAATTGAGTCGGGAGAAGACGTTGCTGCGGCTAGTGAAGAAGAGGTTGCAGAAATTAGAGATTGTTTTTTAGTTTAGAAAAGGGAATTATAAAAGTGAAAGTAAAATACATAGAAGTTATTGGAGCTGGGTACGTTGGCCTTGTTACAGCGGCTTGTTTGGCTGATAAAGGTCATTATGTGATGTGTGTTGATACTGATGAAGAAAAAATCAAATTATTAAAAGATGGTATTATTCCAATACATGAGCCGGGATTGAAAGAATTGATTGTTGAAAATCAAAAACAAGGTCGTTTGCTTTTTTCATCAAATTTCAAATTTATGTTAATGAATCCTGATTTTATTTATCTCGCAGTGGGCACACCGTCAAATGAAGATGGTTCTGTAAATCTTTCTTATCTGAAATCGGCGGCAATCTCAGTAGCTCAACGATTATGTGCAAAAACCATTATTATCTGCAAGAGTACCGTTCCTGTGGGTACGAATAAAATGCTCGCAGAATTGATTGATTCCCACACTGATGTTCCATTTGAAGTCGTAAGTAATCCCGAATTTCTTAAAGAGGGATCAGCTATTGATGATTTCAATAATCCTGATAGGGTTGTGATTGGTAGTCGGAGTTCAGCGGCTTCAGACAGGGTTGAAGAATTGAATGATTTTGAAAATGGTTCCGTTTATAAAGTTATTAAAGCATTCCCGGAATCAGCCGAATTGATAAAGTATGCCTCTAATGCTATGCTTGCTTCTAGGATTAGTTTTATTAACGAGATTTCTAATCTGTGTGAACATTGTGGGGCTGATATTGATGAGGTTAAAGAGGGTATTGGGGCTGATAAGCGAATAGGTGGAGCATTTTTGAACCCAGGTGTAGGTTATGGGGGTTCGTGTTTCCCAAAAGATATTCAAGGTTTAGCACAAATGGGAAATGAAAATAATATTATTCTAAGAACAGTAGCGGCAATATTTGACGCCAATGAACTACAAAAACGGGTGATGTATGTTAAACTTTATAGTTATTTTCGGGATAATTTGTACAATAAACGAATCGCTATTTGGGGATTGGCTTTCAAACCTGAAACAGATGATATACGAGAAGCTCCGGCTTTATCATTGATTAATACTTTGTTAGACGTTGGTGTAACAGTAGTTGTGCATGACCCAGAGGCAATGGACAATGTCCGGGCGATTTATGGTGATAAGTTGATTTATTGCAATAATAAAGAGGATGCCTTGGATAATGCCGATGCTTTAGTGATTATGACAGAGTGGGATGATTATAAATGGAGTCAATTTCTGGAAATGAAAAACAGAATGAAAAAGCCGGTAGTGTTTGATGGCCGAAATATCTATAAACCCTCTGTAGCGAAGATGGGTGGTCTTACTTATATCAGTATGGGTCGAAAATCTGTTAATGTAGAGGAAAAATAGAAAAATCATACTTCTTATCGTACAAAGTAACTCCATACGATAATAATTGGAGTATTTTTGTCAGGTAAACTGAAATTCAATAACGGAGAAAAATCATGCTAGGTAAATTTCTGTATCACGGGGGAGCAATAGTATCAGCATTTTCTTTTGGATGCGTGTTGCTAAGTCTCGCTGATATTCGGATGTTGATTACATTTTTAGTCTGTTTTTTGGGCGGTTTATTGGCTCATACCGTGGGTGTGTTGTTATTGAATAAGGAATTGAATGATGAAAATTTATAAATACGAGACTTAGACCATTTTCCCGGCGATGGGAAAATGGTAGACAAATGAATACTTGATAGTATTGACCAATATGGTTAAAAAGTAACTATTTATCCAAAAGCGTACATGTGGTATAATTACTTTCTCGTACACCGTATTAGAGTCCCGGTGCTAATAGCAGGAGCAAAAGACGTATGAAGACAACTGTTTGTGAAAATAAATTAATTATAGAAACATTCACTTTTGGTTGTAGTGTATGTCTTTTGTAAAGTCCCCAAGGACTCTAAAACTTGGGGACTTTTTTTTACAAAGGATGTTAATTATACTACAAAACAATCAATTCGGAGGTTTTCCCATGCCTAAAAGTAACTACTTTCGACTACCAAACTGCTGGACAGACATAACTCACGACATAACGTCTTTGTCTGAATTAAAGGTTATTGAGTATGTATTACGACATACTTGGGGATTTGACGAATATGAAAAGCCTAAGAGAATAACAATAAATGAGTTCATTATGGGCCGGAAAAAAAGAGATGGGAGTAGGATGGACAAAGGTACAGGATTATCTGAACCTTCTGTGATAAGAGGATTAAAAAAAGCAGTAGAAAATGGTTACTTAGAAGTCGAGTTGGACGGAAGGGATATGGCACGAAAAAAGAAGTTTTATTATCTAAGAATGGCAAAAAAAGATGAACCATCAAAAGTTAAGTCCAGACCTAAAGAAGTGACAGTTAGCTCTAAAGAAATGATAGTCAGACCTAAAGAAACGTTAGTTGGCTCTAAAGAAACGTTAGATCGTACAGAGAAAGACACTATAAAGAAAGACACTATAGAAAGAAACTTAATAGATAACTATTTGTCGAACCCTCCCGGGCCCGACGAAGTTACTGTAGTTTTTAATAAGTCTTTGAAAAATAATAAGTCTGCGGAAAAAAAGACGAAGTCTACAACTCCTTCTAAATTTGATATAAGAGCCGCCAAGAAACTTCACAAAATAGTATCCTCTTACATAACCATAAACTGCCGTTCAAAAATAAGTGAGTGGTCAAAACATTTTCGGTTAATGAGAGAATATGATAAAGTACCGGCTCCTAAAATTAAAGAGGCATTATTGTGGTTTGAGAAAAATATAGGAAAACTCTACGTTCCCGAGTGTTTTTCAGGAAAGTCTTTTCGGGAGGATTATAACGATGGAAAAATCCAAGCTGCTATGATTCGAGAGAAGGAAGATGAAAAAAGAATACAGAAAAAGAAGAATATGGCGAGTGGTGATGTTTATTACGGGGATATTAACGTAAGGTACGTGCAGAGTAAGTATTTCACCAAACACGGATTTGGGCCTGCAAATCAAAAACAACTTGATGAGGTATTGGTAGAAATGGGATATTCTCCCGGTGCTGTGCCTTCTAGTAAGATTTAATAAAAGTTATTCAACGTAGAACGTCTTAAATTGGCCCTAGAAGGGCCTAGAATGTTTTTTTCGACTCAGAGTACCAAAAAAGTAAAGTAACGCACTGTAGGCCCCTTAACGGCCTCTCAGAGGCGGATAACGAGATAAGGATGGATGTATGAAGCACAAGAAGTACGATGGGAGTGATTCACGTCGAATACTCTCCGCTATGATTACAGATGCGACGGTTTGTGCTAGAATTGGGAGTAAGTGGGAAAATGTTGGACTTTTTGCTAGTAGAACGGAGAATTTGATAGCTAAGTGGGCTATAAAGTATCATCAAAAGTATGGAATAGCTATTAGGGAGAATATTGAAACATCGTTTGAGAATTGGGCAGATGGTGGGCGAGTAAGAGAAGAAACTGTAGAATCTGTAGGGAAATTGCTTGACTTTTTGAGTGAGGAGTATGATAAGGAGGAATCTCAGTCAGTTGAATATATCTTAGACATGGCCGGTCGGTTATTCAATAAGGTACGTCTTAAACAGACTTTGATGGCGGCAGAGAGTGAAATAGACGATAATGAAGTTGAGGAGGCCCAGGATCGAATAGCTGAGTTTCGGAAAGTTGAGCTTGGTGTTGGGAGTGTTTTCAAGCCTGGACAAGATTTAGAAGAATGGAAGGAGGCTCTCGATAATTCTGCTTTGGAGCAATTGGTTAAATACCCCAAAGGAGTGGGTAAGTTTTTTTGGGGGGAATTTGGACGTGATTGCTTTGTGTCATTTGTGGGGGCGTCAGGTTCTGGTAAATCTTGGTGGTTATTAGATTTGGGATATAGGGGAGCTAGACAGCGGAAAAGAGTAGCTTTCTTTGAAATTGGAGATATGTCCAAAAATCAAGTTATTCGTAGATTGGGTCAACGGGCTTTACGTAGACCTCGGTATGATCGGATTTGTAGTATACCAACTTCTTTGGTGCATGATGAGGAGGGGGTTGATACAGATGATACTATTATAACAGAAGATCGGATGCTTTCTGCTATCACTCCGAAAAAGTCTTTGGATGCGTGGGAAAAAATTCAGCGAAAAAAGGACTTATTTAGGTTGTCGTGTCATCCGAATAGTAGTATAAATATGGAAGGGATTGAATCTATATTACAAGATTGGATTAGTGGTGGATGGGTTCCTGATATTATCATAATTGATTATGCTGACTTATTAGCTCCTCCGAGGGGTATACAAGAGGAACGAGCACAAATAAATCATAATTGGAAACGAATGAGGAGGATGTCTCAGGAATATCATTGTTTGTTGGCCACGGCTACTCAGGCTGATGCAAAAAGTTATGAAAAGGGATTGTTGCGTAGAAAAAATTTCACTGATGATCGTAGGAAAATAGATCATACGACGGCGATGGTAGCTTTGAATATGACTGATTCTGAGAAAAATAGAGGTATTACTCGTTTGAATTGGTGGAAACGTCGTGATGAGGGGTATATAGAAACCCAACAATGTAAGATTGCGGGGAGTTTTTCTGTTGGATGCCCTATAATTTTGTCTTGTTTTTGAGAAAATATCAACTATTTTGATAAAATTTCCATTTTTTGTGACAATTGAGTCGGTTTTTAACAGATAATAGTGTAGAGGATTTGTTTTAGGGAAAGGAGTTAGAATAATGGGAACAATTACAGGATGGACGAATTATCCATTTGTGGAACTGGGGGATACTCCACAGCAGTCTGGACCGTTACGAGAGTGTGAAGCATTGACTTATGATGGAAATAAGTATTCTGAGGTACTTGTTGCTGGATGTATTTTTTATATGAAAATATTTTATGTTTTTCCAACAAGGAATGCTTGTCTTAGAGAAGTAAATTGGGTAAGTCACAAGTGGGCAAGTTCTTTGCCCAGACCATCATGGACACATGAGGATTATAAGATTAATTCTTTGCCAATAATTAAGAATCCATCCAAAGTTGTGGATTTTTTATTGAGTATTTTGAGATTTGGAGAAGATAAGGATGATTAAGTTGAGGATTTAATTATTTCTCGTCGTGGCAGTGGGAGTCCTCGACTTTCTCCTTCTTCCATTGTCCGGCGGGATTATTTTGAAAGGTAATAGAAATGAATGTTCAAAAATTGTATGAATATGTTCGGGAATTTTTTTGTGATACTTCCCGATTGGCCGAGGATACTAAGGCTGATTTAGAGTGGATTAAAGAAGAGATTGATATTCTGTTAGATACACTTTAATTGCAAAGGAATGAGATTATTCAGGGTGTGGCGAAAATGGAAGACGTACATATAAGGAAGTATCCATAATAGTTTGGTGTTCAGAATTATATGATTGATGGTGGAAACTGCCAATCAGCAGATGAACAAGTCCATAAAAATCCCATGCAGGTTCAAATCCTGCCATCCTGATTTATTGTTTGTTTTATTGATTTTTTTTTGAAAGGAAATAGATATGATAGATATGTTTGCAGTTGAGCCCCATTTGTCAGATGGTATGACAGGCCGTAAGACGGGTCCATTTTCAACGCGAGAGCAGGCGGAGGAGGCTGGATTGTGTATGTTAGGTCTGCAAAATGGTTGTGCTGTGATTTGTGGATTTAGGATTATTGTTGAGAAAAAAGAGTAAGTTGCTTGATTACGATAATCTGATCCGTTAAAGTCGGAATAAAGGATAACTCAGTGAAATAATCAAGCACTCCCGGTAGCATAAGTGGGAATGCGACCCTCGTTATTATTATAGAGGGATTATGTGGGTTCGAATCCCATCCGGGTGGTTTTGGGGAAAGAAGAATTGTTTTTAGTTTTATAAGGAGTTTTGTGATGCAGGTTTTAAGAGAAGGCGCGGTTAGGTTGTTGGTAGGTTTGGGATTCGCTACGGCGGGGACGTGGAACGATCAAAGATTGCTTCAAAAATTGAAAGAGGTTGTAATGTTGGTTGAAATTGATGATACTATGTTGAAAGAGTATGATGGTTCTAGTGGATCGCGTTATTTGTTACAATGTTTGATTGATACTCAAGAGGATGTTGAGCTTGTAAATTCATTGGATGATGTATGGGAGGAAGTTGACGTGGCTAGTGAGCAAGAGGAAGTTGTTTCCGATTTTATTGATGATGAAGAAATTGAAATGGGCATAGATAACGAAGATGAGTTTGATGATGAAGAGGATGATTTTATTGACGACGACGAAGATGATGAGTTAGATGAGTATTTGGGTGAGGGAGCAGAGATTGAGGACGACGTAGAAGAGGTTGAAGTAGAAGTAGAAGTAATTGAGGACGAAACAGCGGAAGTTGTTGAGCCGCCGTCATTGATTGAGACTACAGTGATTCCACGACAAAAGGCTAAGCGTCGTAAGTCTTTTGAGCGTGTATCGGGTATAAAGATATTAAAGACTCGTCCATTTTGTGCTGGGGTTGTGATTCGTCGAAGAGGGCTGACTGCGGGAATTACATCAGAGATGGTTAATGAGGTTGATGTGATGATGGATCGGAAAAAGAAAAATCCGACAACTTCTAAGACGTGTTTGTCGGCGGCATGGCACGCAATTAGAGGTTTTATGCAGAATGAGATTAAGGAGGAAAAATGATGAAAGATTTATCTCCATATGAAGAGGCTTGGTTAATTATTAGTAAAACAGAAGAGGGGGCAATTTTGTTGGCAAATATGATTGTTTCTCTTTCCGATGCTATTGATAGAATTAATGTGCTTGAGCAAATTAAAAAGGATTTGATATGAGTCGAATATCTGAAATGAAGAACAAGTTGAATGATGCTCCGACTGATATTTTGTCGGTGCTTGCTGGTGGTCTATTAAAAACAGGTGATTTTATAAATCAGTTGGGTTATTCTACTGCTGATTTTTATTTTACCAAAGCAATAGGAGATAATCGAGGTGAGTGGGATGATTCAGTACATCAATGGGCATTGTCAGATTTGATTGAGAAAGAGGAAGTTCAGTGGCAGTATGATGAGCATCTCAATGTTTGTTATGCGTTGAAAGACACTTGGTTAAAAGAAGAGTGTGGGGAAGATTCGTTTTCTCTTATTCGTATTGAGAAATTTCTTAAAAAGATATCAAATTTAATTGCAATTCCTATTTTGGATAAGGATGGGAATTTTAATGTTCCAAGACCAAGAGATGTGAATCAGAGGAGTTGGGATTTGCTTTCTTTTAATATATGTGAGATTAGTAATAAAAAGGGAGATGATTGTCGAAACATATATTGTGATGGAGAAAAAGTAATTGTGTTGGATTATCATTTTGTTGTGGGGGTGGAGGGGAAAGATAAAACTACTATTGAGTTTGTTTGGCCGGAAATTGAATCAAACCCAGAAAAAGTAGCGGAAGCTGTATTAACTTTATTGAAAGAAGAACAAAATGAAGATAAACAGAGTTAAATTTTTGAAGCAATTGAAAAGTGTGTCAGCCGGATTGGCAGCTTTAGAAGTTCTGGAACAACAAAGCACTTGTTTTGTGTTTCAGGATGGTAAAGTCAAAACATTCAATGACGAAGTTGCTTGTGTGTCTGATTCTCTTCTGAGTATGGAGGGAGCTATTCAATCTAAATTTTTGTTAGCTTTGTTGAATAAGTTGACTGAGGAAGAAATTGATATTGAGTTAGACGAGTCTAAAAATGAGTTAGTTGTTAAGGGAAAGCGAAGGTGGGCAGAGCTTAAAATGGAGCAGTCTATTCTCTTGCCGGTCGATAGTGTTGAAAAGCCTAAAGAATGGCAACCATTGAATGAAGATTTTGTTGATGCGGTTTCCGTTGTTTCTCATTGTGCGAGTAAGGACAATTCTAAATTTGTATTGACTTGCATACAGATAGAACCTGATTGCATTATTGCTTGTGATGATTCTCAAGTTTGTCGGTATTCTGTTAAGACGGGCATAACGAAATCCATACTGATTCGACAAGAGGCATTGAAACGTATTGTAGGTCTGGATATGGTGGAATTGGCCGAGACAGAAAATTGGATTCATTTTAGGAATAAAAGGGGTTTGAGTTTGTCTTGTCGTTTGTACATGGATGAGTATCTTGATGTATCTGATATTTTCAAAGAAGAACCTACTGAGGAAATTAGTTTTCCAGAGGATTTAGAGGATGTCGTTAAAAAGGCTGAAATTTTTTCTTCTGGAGAGGGATGTATTTGTGTTGAGTTGAAAAATAACAAGATGCGAGTGACTGGTCAGGGGGAGAGTGGGAAGTATGTGGAGCAGAAAAAGGTTTTATACGATGGGAAATCGTTAAAATTTCAGATTGATTCGAAGTTGTTATTAGAGATTATCAACAGAAAAAGTGTGTGTAGAGTTGCAAAGGATCGGTTGTTTGTTGTGTCCGATAAGTGGAAGTATGTGGCTTCTACGGTTTTGAAAGATAATTAAAATGGGTTTTTGTTGTCTAAAAACAGATTCAAAAAAACATGTTAGTACAAGACCATCTTGTGGTGCATGTGGTTTGTCTCGAAAATGTGTATCTCCTAAAATGAAGCCTATGGGTTTGGGCAAAAAGGAAATACTCATAGTGGGAGGTACGCCGGGACATCGTGAAGATAATGAAGGTATTCAAGTAGCTGGTGTGTCTGGTTTGTTTTTGACTAATACTTTGGCTAAGTTGGGAATTGATTGTTTTGGTGATTGTTGGTATACCAACGCTGTCCTTTGTAAGACTGGGAATGTGAAGAATCAATCGAAGTACGTTGATTTTTGCCGTCCTACTTTGTTGAAGACAATAAAAGAGTTGAAGCCTAAAGTCATAATTTTGTTGGGTAATCTTGCGGTAAAATCATTAATAGCTCATACGTGGGGAAAAAATAAAGTAGGGTCTGTTGCGAGGTGGGCCGGTTTTCAGATACCTTGTCGGGAATATGATGCTTGGATTTGTCCTACTTATGAACCATTTTTTGTTAAACAAGAGGACCATCCAGCTTTAGATTTATTGTTTATGCAACATATCCAAAAAGCTGTTGAATTAAAAGGGCGTCCCTGGAATGGTAATGTGCCGGATTATGGTAAAGATGTGGAGTGTATTTATGAGGCAGACAAGGCTGCTAAAATACTGCGAAAAATGATTAAGAGGGGTGGTAGAGTAGCTTTTGATTATGAAACCAATATGTTGCAGCCTTACGCGAAGGAAGCTCAGATTTTCAGTTGTTCGGTGTGTTGGGAGGGGAAGAAGACCATATCATTTCCGTGGCATGGTGAAGCAATAAAAGTTATGGGAGAATTGTTGCGGAGTTCTCTGAAAAAAATTGTGTGGAATTTGAAGATGGAAAAGGTTTGGTCAGAAAGGGAATTTGGTTTTGAGGTTAATAATTGGTTATGGGATGGAATGATAGCGGAGCATGTTATTGATAATCGTCCGGGTCTAACTGGGTTGAAGACCCATGCGTTTCTTAGGATAGGACAACCAATATATGATGATGGAGTGAGTGAGTTTTTTAGGACGAAAAGACCTAATACTCCGAATAGAATAGATCAAGCCGATTTGGGACGAGTGTTGAAGTATGGTGGCATGGATGCTTTGCTAACTTTTAAGATAGCTAAACAACATTTTAAGGAGATATTGTGATTACACAAGGGGATTTAAGTGTTTGGGGATTTGAGTTATATCAAGGTGATTGTCTTGGTGTGATGAAAAATATGCTTGATAATTCAGTGGACATGGTTTTGACAGACCCTCCATATAATATTGCTAGAAAGAATAATTTTAAGACAATGGGAAGGTCGGGCATTGATTTTGGAGAGTGGGATAAGAATGTTGATCTGTTTAGTTATATAGATGAGTGTTATAGGTTATTAAGAAAAAACGGCTCGTTTGTTGTGTTTAATGATTGGAAAAATCTTGGGGATATAGTTAAATATGCTGAAAAATTAGGGTTTGTGACGAAGGATTTATTAAGATTTGAGAAGACTAATCCAATGCCGAGAAATAGAGAACGTCGTTATGTAACTGATTATGAATGTGGTATTTGGTTCGTAATGCCAAAAGCTAAATGGATTTTTAATAGGCAACATGACAAGTATCAGCGTCCAAAGTTTGTGTATTCTATTGATAGGGGTTTTCATCCTACTCAAAAAAGTCTGAGGTTGATGGAGGATTTAGTTAGAATACATACTAATGAAGGTCATATTGTTTTTGATCCATTTATGGGCAGTGGCACAACTGGAGTAGCTTGTTTGAAATTAAATCGAGATTTTGTTGGGGTTGAATTGGATGAGGGGTATTTTAAGACAGCTAAGAAGCGGATCGAGGGGGTGTTATAATGCAAAAAACATGGTCGGAAAAGACTTTTGGTTTTGAAGTTGGGAATTGGTTATGGGATGGTATGATAGTCGAACAACATTTTGAGGAGATGGAATGAGTAAAAGATTGACAGATGTAGAAATTGATGAATTGGTAGAAGTGGTTTTAATTTTAGTAACAATGAAAATACGTGAAGGTAAGTTGATTTATGATTTATTTCCAGGTTGGAGAGTATCTTCTGATATAGATGATTTACATCCTGATGATCGAGATGTTTTTGAATATCGTTTAGGGCTGGTTTGGATAGACAGAGCTAAAGAAGCGTTATTGCCTGAAGGTGAAATTAGGCGAGGTGATTTTGTTTATTCGGAGAAATCAAGGGATTAGAATGAAAAAAGAAGCATGGGCGATTGAAACAAGTAAAAATTCAGGAAATTTTATTGGTTATTTGTGGTTTAGTCATAGAATGCTAACTAATAATCCTCCTTGGCGTAGTGGTTTGGAGGTGGCTTTGTTTTCTACACGCGAACAGGCAAGAGAACATAATAAACAGGTTCGAGGACCGGCAACATTAGGACGTTATTCTTGTTCAAGAGTAACAAAAGTATCAATTGAAATAAATTAGTAATGACAATAACATACACAACAAAAGATGCTTATGATTTATTCCATGAGGGACAGATTGCTTTCTCTCAGATGGAATCTAATGGTATGAGGATTGATGTACCTAGGATGACTAAGACCATCAAAAAAGTAGAGAAGCGAATAATCGAATTGAGTGCTGGATTGAAAGAAGATGATGTATGGAAGTTGTGGCGACGAAGATTTGGACAAAAAACCAATATGAATAGTCGTCCACAGTTAGGTGTAGTTTTGTTTGAGGAGATGGATTATAAAATAAAGAATAGGACGAAGACTGGAAGACCTTCCGTGGATGAGACTGCTTTGTCTAAGATAAAATTGCCTTTTGTGAAGCAATATTTGGAAATAGGAAAATTAAAGAAGTTGCAGTCTACTTATTTGAAGGGCATTCAAAGCTGTGTTGTTGATGGTTATTTGCATCCATCGTTTAACTTGAACTTGGTAAAAACTTTTCGGTCTTCATCAAATTCTCCGAATTTTCAAAATATTCCCATACGAGATAAATTGATTGGGAAATTAGTCCGTAGTTGTTTCATTCCTAGAGACAATCATGTGTTAGCAGAGGTCGATTTTTCCTCTATGGAATTTCGATGTGGGGCTTGCCACTGGAACGATCCTGAATTAGTTAAGTATGCCAGTGATCCAGAACTAGACATACACCGGGATATGGCTGCTGAGTGCTTTGCAATGCCTATAGATCAAGTAACTCCCGAAGCTAGGTTTTTTGCTAAAAATCAATTTGTATTTCCTCAATTTTATGGTAGCTATTATGTGCCTTGTGCTAAGAATTTATGGTCTGTCATGGGTGGGTTGTCATTGAAAAATGGTCAATCGGTGAGAGATAATTTAGCAGCACAAAAGATAACAAGGACTAATTTTGAATCACATATTAAAAAAGTAGAAGATCATTTTCATTCCAGATTTCCAGTGTGGGCAGAAAGGAAGGATGCTTGGTGGGCTGATTACATAAAGCGTGGGTGGTTTGATATGGTAACAGGATTTCGGGTGAAGGGGGTTTATACTCGTAATCAATTGATGAATTTTCCTGTACAAGGTCCAGCATTTCATGCACTTTTATTGAGCTTGATTTTGGTTAATCGGTGGTTATTGAAAAACAAAATGAGGTCAAAAATTATAGGACAGATTCATGATTCGATAGTGTTTGATATACACTCCGAGGAACAGGACGAGGTATTGCAGAAAACGAAACAGGTTATGACTGAGGAAATTAGAGAATTGTGGAAGTGGATTGTGGTGCCGTTAGTTGTGGACATAGAAGTGTCTGATACTACTTGGCATGAAAAAGAAAAAATTGAAATTTAAGGGAGAACAAATGAAAGAAAAATCAGAACAAAAGAAGAGGGTTGATTCTTATATAGAAAATGTATTTGTAGCATTGAACGGATTAGCAGAAGAAATGGAAAAAACAAAAGAAGCTCTTAAGAAATGGATGCAGGCTGAGTTGAAAATACATGATGTGGAATATGAAGAAGAAGATGACAATAAATCATTTGCGTATTGTAATAGGGATAAGCGTGGTTGTAAGAAGAGTTGCGAATAAGTAAAGAGAAAGAATAAATAATGTCAATTGAACTGTGTAAAAAATATCGACCAAAATCATTTAAGCAGGTAATCGGCCAGGACGTTGTTATTTCTACGATTATTAGCCTTGGAAAGAGGAAAGTAATTCCCCATGCTATTTTGCTAACGGGTCCGAGTGGTGTCGGAAAGACAACTATTGCTAGAATACTCCGAAAAAAGTTGGGTTGTTCTGAACATGATTACAAAGAAATGGATATTGGTACGGCTAGGGGTATTGATGATGTTAGACAGTTGAAGAAAAATATGCACTTGGCTCCGATGGGGGGTAAAAGTCGTGTATATTGCTTAGACGAGATTCACAGAGCAACGGTAGATTTTTTCAATGGTGCTCTAAAGATGTTGGAGGATACTCCAGATCATGTGTACTTTATTTTATGTACAACAGACCCACAAAAATTACCAAAAACTATTATAAATCGTTGTACAGAGTTACGATTGTCGCTATTGAATCGTAATGAAATAGAGAGTCTAATAAAGGAGGTTGTGAGGAAAGAAGAGGTGGTGTTGTCGGAGGATGTTGTTGATCGGATAGCCTCAGTGGTCGAAGGGAGCCCTCGAAAAGCACTTGTGTTGTTACATTTGGTGTTGGGCATGGAAGCAAAAGAGGAACAACTTGCGGCCATTGAGGCGGGTGATTCGTCGAGGGACGCCATTGAAATTTGTCGGGCTTTGCAGAGGTCTACGGTGTCATGGGGGGAAGTGGCAAAGATTTTGAAGGGGATAGATGATTTGCAGGATAAAGCCGAGGGTATTCGTTGGTTGATTCTTTCATATTTTACTACGGTGGCATTGGGGGGAAATTTAGAAAAAGCTGAAAGAGCTTGTGCAATTATTGAGCGATTTGAAGAAAATTTTTATGATAGTAAACGGGCTGGATTAGTAGCCGCCTGTTTTGCAGTAGTTTGATGAGGAAAAATTATGTATTTAGGAGTATTAGAAAAACCCCACCATAAAGCTGAGTGTCAGTGTACTGAGTGTTTTGAATGGATGTCACAAGAGATAACTAGGTTACGTTGTAAATGTGAGGATATGGAGGAAAGAGAAAATATGTCAGGTTCCGAACAGACTGAAGAAATTTTAACAAAAATAGAGGAAAAATTGAAGGAAAATATGTGTGAGAAAGAAAATGAAATGAATCCTTTTGTAGTTGGTTACAAGAGTTTTGATAATGGTGTGTGTCAAATTTTGAATATACAAAAAACTTTTTTTAGAAGGTTTTATCATAATGATAAGAATCGTATAACAGAAGTGAGTGACTTAACTAGAAAGCAAGCTTTTATTTTATTATTGAGTTGGAATTGGTCTATAGAAAAAGCTTTGGAGAAAATTCCATTGCATGGCGACCATTTTTGTACTTTAGGTGGAAAGGAATTAAAATGAGTAAAGAAAAAGAAGATTTGGCAGTTGACAGTGATTTTATTATTGCTAGTCAGAAATCAGGAGATAAAATTGAACAGCTTTTAAGAGTGGGTGCGGTTTATTTTCAGAGGAATTATTATAATGATGTAGATTCGGATATAGCCGGATATTCACAAGCTATAGCATCGTATTCGTTGAGTGAGGAAGACGCTTTTGCTGTGTTATTGGAGTGGGGTTGGTCTGTGCGGGAATCTTTGGGAAGAATCACCTTACCAAGATTGATTCGTACACCGCAGTGTTTGCAAAAGGAAAATAAAAATGAATAAAAAATCAAAAGACCCAAGTGTTGATTTACAAATCAATGAGTATCGTTTAGACACTGAGTGGAAAAAACAGGCTGAATTGTATTACCAATATGCGGCGGAGTTGGCTGATGCTCGGAAAGAGTTAGACAGTAATAAATCTAAGCTTGAGAAGACAAAAGCCAGTTTGTATAAAATGATTAGTGCTGCTCCCGAAGTATATGGATTAAAGAAGAGTACAGAAAATGCCATTAATTCGGCAATACTGGAACAGCTTGATTATGTAGATGCCCAAGCGGCTATTATAGAGGCAAAATACAGGGTCGATATATTGGCGGCTTTACTGACTGCATTTGACCACAAGAAAAAGGCTCTTGAAAATTTGGTGCAATTGTTTTTGGCTAATTATTTTGCAAGGCCAAGTACGTCAGAGGAAGGAAATGAAGTGATAGAGAGTCGGAAACCTGTGGGATGTCGGCAAAGGAAGGTGTAAGAGTAAATAATGTTTACTTGGGATATGTTTAGATTTTATGTTGTAATAGTTTTGTTGTTGATGGTATTGTGTTACTTCGTAATACCGTCAATTGTATATGGGATTGTTAAAAATGCCACGGTGGCATATTACAAGGGATTAGATTTTATTAAGAAAGAGGAAAAGAGTAATGGTAAAGAGAAGTAAGAACAAACGAAAGAGGTTGTCGGCACAATCGGCAGTAGAGAATTCTAAGAAAGGATTTTTTAGAACGAGTGTTGATCCTGGGCCGGATACGACATTCTTCAAGTTGGAAAAGGATGTTTCCAGAAGAATTGATGTGATTCCCTATGTGGTGAAAAGTGATGATAATCCTGAAGCCAATAAGGGGGATGATTGGTATGAGCGTACTTATTGGGTGCATAAACCTGTTGGGCCTAATAATAATTCGTATGTTTGTCCTGCAAAAACACATAATAAGCCTTGTCCTATTTGTGAGAAGGTGGAGGAGTTGTCGGATGCCGGTGAGGATAAGGTTTTGATTAACTCATTGCGTCCTAAGCGTCGTCAATTGTGGAATGTTATTGATACAGAATCTCCTGGAGAAGGTATTCAGTTGTGGGACATTAGTTATCACCTGTTTGGCAAGGAATTGATTGATACAATTGCTAACGCCGATGAGGATGATGGTTACGAATACTTTGCCGATATTGAAGATGGTTTCACTTTGAAATTGGGTGTTGAGGCTAAGAGTTTTGATGGAAATTCTTATAGTGAAGTCAGAAATATCAATTTCAAACCGAGGAAAGAGCCTTATGCCGAGGATATTATTGATAAGGCGATTGATTTGGATTCCATTTTAATTGTTTTAGAGTATGATAAGTTGAAGTCTATCTTTCTTCAAATCGACGAAGACAATGATGAACGTCCTGAAAAGGATGCTCCGAAGGAAGAGGAAATTCAGACTGCCGAGGATTCTGGTCTGGTTAAGGGTGATACTGTTGACCATGAGGATTTGGGTGTATGTACTATTTCTAGGGTTAGTCGAGATGGAACGTCCTTGCTTCTGAAGGATGATGGTGGAGAACTGCATAAGGCAATTTCTGTTTCGGATGTGGTTAAAATGGATGTAGAGGAGGAGGAAGAAAAACCCAAGCCTTCTGTTAAAAAGAAGAAGACTAAGAAAGCTCCACCTAAAGAAGCAGAGCCTGAAGATGAGGAATGGGATGAAGATGATGATGACGATGATGATTGGGGTGAGGATGATGAGTAGTTAGTGATCGGTGGCGGTACTTTGAGCTTCTTTCCCCCTATTCTAGGCCGAAGTGCCGTCATCTTTTTTAGTTTTATTCGAAAAGGATGTATAGTGTGAGTAAATTAAAAGTAGATCGACGATTGAGTGTTGCTTTTTCTGATCATCATATTCCATTTCAGTCAAATCTGGCTTGTAGAATGGGCTTTAATTTTGTGAAGGATCATAAGCCCGGACTCATCCATCTCCTTGGGGATATTGGGGATTTTTACACATTATCAAAATTCGATAAGGATGTCAGTAGAAAGGCTACACTTCAAGACGATTTGGATGCTGTGAATAGATTTTTGGCAGAGTTAAGAGATGTAGCTCCAGATGCTAAGATTATTTACAGTGAAGGAAATCACGAATTTCGATTACGTCGTTATTTGAGAAGTGATGCAAAGGCGTTGGAGAGTTTAAGGGCTTTGAATTTGGATAAGTTGTTGGATTTTGAGAAACACAATATTCAATATGTAGAACAAGATAAGCCTTATCGAGTGGGTCCGTTGTTGTTTACGCATGGACAATTAGTTCGCAAGTGGAGTGGAGCATCGGCCAAGGCTCATTTTGAGAAGTTTGGTTGTAATGTACTTCATGGACATACTCACCGATTAGGTTCTTTTTATCATCGGGATGTTTCAGATCATTATGGGGCTTGGGAAAATGGGTGTATGTGTACATTAAATCCCGAGTATGTCACCGCTCCAGACTGGCAGCATGGTTGGTCGGTCATTTGGTCGCAACGGGATTATTTTCATGTAGAACAGATTTGTGTTATCAAAGGCCGATATAATTATCATGGGAAGATGGAAGGCCGCCGTAAGTTATCTCCTAGTGCTTACTTTGATATTAAGGATTTGGGATAATTCACGAAAGCATGGTAGTATTCGTGAAAATAAAATGGAATCTTATTAAAGGAAATATTAAGAATTATTTTTATGTTTAATAAAATAGGAGATTTGGGTTTGCAAGGATTTGAGTTATACCAAGGTGACTGCCTTGATGTAATGAAAATTATCCCTGACCACTCGGTGGATATGATTCTTGCAGACCCTCCTTAGCTTTATGGCACAACTGTGTGTAAGTGGGATTCAATTATACTACTAGAGCCAATGTGGGAACAGTTGAAACGAGTGATTAAATCCAATGGTGCTATTGTTATGACAGCCAGCCAGCCGTTCACTACAACCCTTATAGCGTCTAATATGAAGATGTTTAAGTATTCTCTTGTGTGGAAGAAGTCGAAAGTGTGCCATTTTGCTCAAGCACCATATAGATTTTTAACCGAACATGAGGACATTGTTGTTTTCAGCTATGGGGGTACGTCTAAGAACGCCAAGATTAGAATGACATACAACCCACAAGGGCTACGGGATTGTAATATAAAGTGCAAAGGTAAAGCTCATAGCGACCACAGGCCCTCAAAAATCAAACAAGCTGATTACGTCCAGACAAAGACAGGCTACCCAAGATCTATAATAGAGGTTAAATCTGATACAGCCAAAGTCCACCCCACCCAAAAGCCAGTAGCCCTAATGGAATATTTAATCAAGACATACACCAACGAAGGTGAGTTGGTTTTAGATTTTGCCGCTGGAAGTGGCACTACTGGAGTAGCTTGTAAGAATTTGAATAGGAATTTTATTCTTATTGAAAAAGAATCAAAATATTGTAAAATAGCGAAAGAAAGAATAAATAACGGATAAGAAATGAAAATAAAAACGGTATTATTAGATATGGATGGAGTGTTGGTTAATTTTGTGGCTGGTTTTTGTAAGTATCATAATATCCCAGTACCTTATGATGATCCTAATATGTATGGACAATATGATTTTTTTCCTTCAGTGGATGTTTTTCCTGCTGAATTGAAAAAGCCGTTGAAGTGTGATTTTTTTTGGTATGATCTGAAACCTATGTCGGATGCTGTTAAAATAATTAAGGTGATTAAGGATGTTTTACAATGTCGAGTTGATTTGTTGAGTGATGTTAGTAGATGTCCTGGGGCTGCTTCTGGTAAAATAATGTGGCTTGAAAAACATAGGGCTGATTTGGGATTAGAGAATGTGTCTTTGTTTTTGTTACACTCTCACCCAAAGGCCACGATAGGAGATTGTAAAGCAAGATTGGCTAAGCCAGATACTTTGTTGATTGATGATTCGGACGTGAATGTGAATGTTTATAGAGAGGCTGGTGGTCCTGCATTGTTAGTACCTAGAAAGCAAAATTCGGAGTGTAAGGATTGGCAGAGGACCGTGGAAGTTGTAGAAGAACAATTAAAACAATTGGTGAGAATTGGAGGATAGAATGAAGTATTTATTGTTTGCTGGTACATATTATGATAGTGCTGGTGGAGCTTATGATTTAATTGATGGATCTGATTCTGTTGTTTTTTTAATAGATAAGGCTGTGTTAGGGGTGAATACCGGCATTAATGGGGTTACAGGACTTCCTATTAATTAGTGGCATATTTTGGAAGTTGAAAAAAATCAAATTGTATTTAGGGGAGGTTTTAGATATATGGAGTATGCTGATTATGATAAACATGGTTTTTATATAGAGAATTGGAAAGTAAGATGAATATTTATGTAGTGGGACAAACTGTAAATCCTTGTTATGATACGTATGATGTGATGGTGATTGTAAATGATTAAAACAAAAGATGCGGTGGATGCGTTGTTGCAAAAAAGAGAAAAAACAGCAACGGTCACATATTCAGAAGATGACCTATTGTCTACTGGTAGTACACTGCTTAATTTAGCATGTACCGGAAATCCTAATGGTGGGTTTTTTAAGGGACATTATTTTCAGATTGTGGGTGATAGTACAAGTGGTAAGACGTTTTTGTCTTTGACTTGTTTAGCTGAAGCAAATATCAATAAGCATTTCGAAGACTACCGATTCATTTTTGATGATGGTGAGGGTGGGGCTTTGATGGATCTTACTAAGTTTTTTGGTGCGGGGGTTGCTGATAAAATAGAACCTCCTCGAATGGAAGACGGCGAGTCTGTTTATAGTAGTACACTTGAGGATTTTTACTTTCATGTAGATGATGCTGTAAAAGAGGGAGTACCTTTCATTTATATTTTGGACAGTATGGATGCCTTGTCGAGTGTTGCCGAAGGAGCTAAATTTGAAGAACGTAAAGAAGCTAGTCGAAAAGGTAAGATTACAACGGGAATAATGACTGATGGTAAGGCTAAGATAAATTCATCTGGGTTGAGGAATGTTTTGAAGGGATTGAAAGATACCGGAAGTATTCTGATAATTATCAATCAGACAAGAGATAAGTTAGGTTTTATGGCCGGAGGTAAAACCCGAAGTGGTGGATATGCTCTAAAGTTTTATACTACTTTGGAAATTTGGTCGAAAGTTAAAGAATCTATTACGAAAGTGGTGAAGGGAAAGAAGAGGGATTTGGGTGTTGTTTGTGAGCTTGTGGTAAAGAAGAATAGAGTTACTGGAAGAACTCCATCTATAAAAGTTCCTATTTTATATTCTCATGGTATTGACGATATTGGATCATGTGTTGATTATCTAATAGAGGAAGGCACGTGGAAAAAATCTGGTACGAAAGTTGTTGCTTCTGGTCTGTTGAAAGAGGGGACCATGCAGCGAGAGACATTGATTCATAAAATAGAGGAAGATGATTTGGAGAAAAAGTTAGTAGCGTTGGTTACTAAAACTTGGAAAGATATTGAAAAGGCAAGTTGTTTGAAAAGGAAATCTAAGTATGACTGATGACAGAATAAACACCTGGTTAATACTAGATGTCAATTGTCTTGCTTATCGAGCATTGTATAGTACGGGTGATTTGTCGTATGAGGGAGCTTATACGGGTGTTTTATATGGTATTTTTAGGGATATTATCAACCTCCAAGATTTATTTAATACGAAGCAGGTTGTGTTTTGTTTTGATGCCGGGTATGATAAACGATTAGAAATTTTTCCTGATTATAAAAAATCAAGACGAACAAAAACTCATATATTAAGCGAAGATGAGCAAGCGGCTAGAAAAGGCGTAAGAGATCAAGTTCGAGAGTTACGAGATAATTATTTGCCTAAAATTGGTTTCCAGAATTTATTATGGCAACAGGGTTTTGAGGCGGATGACATTATAGCGTCGGTATGTTATAATATGTGGAAAGGGGACAAAATAGTTATAGTTACTACCGATCAAGATATGTATCAATTATTGTATGATAAAGATATTTGTGTGTGGAATCCTATAAGCAAGTCATTGTTGAATAGACGGGGTTTTGCTAAGAAATATGGGATACCTCCAAACAAGTGGGCAAAAGTAAAGGCTATCGGAGGTTGTTCTTCGGATGATATTCCAGGTGTACATGGTGTTGGTGAAAAATCAGCTATAAAGTATTTGAAAGGCTTATTGAAGAAGGGCACTGAGCGATATGAATCAATTAAGAATAGCTCTTGTCTCATAGAACGGAATACTGTGTTGACTACTTTGCCTATGGCTGGAACTTTGAAATTTGAATTGAAGGAAGATAACATTAGTGAAGAATCTTGGGCAAAGGTTTTGGAAGATTGTGGTATGAGGTCATTAAGGAAAAGAGTAAAAGGCGTTAAGCCAAGGAAAAAATAAAATGAAAATTGTTACTTCTGGGTGGACAACACATGCAAAAATGCCTAAGATGTGTGAGTGGATAGAAGATCAAGTTTCTTGGTTTCCACTTGTTTGTAAGCAGTTAGTAGCGATCAGCAAATTGAAAGCTGGTTGGGATGGTGATGATGCAGATAAACCAGACGAAAGAATTATATTGTGTTCTGCTTATTCATTTTTAATAGATTTAGTTGCTGCATTACCTTCTGACACAAGTAAACCACATGTTAATCCAACTCGAAGTGGTGGAGTTCAATTTGAGTGGGAACATGGTAATAGATATTTTGAGATTGAATTTATTGCTAATGATGAAATTCAGTGTTTCTATGGTGATTGTTGGGGAGATCGTGAAACATCCTTATTTTTTGGTCAGGACATACAATTTATTTTGAGAAGTATTAAGTTGGTAGAGGAACAAAATAATGGGTGATGAGAATAGGAAAGGAAGTCAAAAATTTATCTTTAGTTGGATGACGTTTAGGGGAAGACAATTACTTTTGGGTGCTCGATTTGAAGTACAAGCGGTTGGGGGAGATATAAAATGGGAAGAAACAAAAACAGGATGGTTTACTACTACATTTGATGTAACTGTTTCTGGGTCTATGGTTGTAGTTGTTCGAACAATAGAAATATTTAGGAAATTTTTTGTAGAGGTTAATAAAGGATTATAAAATGGGTAAAATTAATTCAAAGCAAAAAGGAAAAAATGGGGAACTAGAACTTGTCCATGAAATTGAAAGGGTGTTAAAAGTTGAGGCTAGGCGGGGTCAGCAATTTTGTGGTAGTCCTGATTCTCCTGATGTAGTGGTTGCTATTCCTGGAGTTTATTGGGAGTGTAAGAGGACCGAGAGTTTATCGTTGTATAAGGCTATGGAGCAGGCTATTGATGATTGTGGTGAAGATGTGCCTATAGTAGCTCATCGTAGGAGTCGAAAGCCTTGGTTGGTGGTTGTTCGGTTGGATGATCTTCCTAAATTAGTAACTCAAATTTATTTAACAATGGCAGAAAGAAATTAAAATGACTAAGTATGAATTCAAACCAGATTATAATGTTCCTCCGGGAGAAACATTTCGTGAGACAGTAGAGGAACAGGCATTGAATCAGGCGGCAGAGTGGCTTGATTTTACACATTTAGAAATGGAAGATTTGTATGCAGGAAGAATGGAGATTGATGAACAATTAGCTCAAAAATTAACTGATTATACGAAAGTGTCACAAGAATTTTGGCTAAATCGAGAGAAGAGTTATCGAGAGTTTTGTAATAGTATACCAGAACAGAATATCATGGATTGAAAAATGTTATCAAGATTAAAAATAAATAACTTTCAAAAGCATTCAGATTTGGAAGTCAAGTTTGATGAAAAAATCACTGCCATCGTCGGGGAGTCGGATGTAGGTAAGTCTTCAATTCTAAGAGCGATAAAATGGATTGCTTTCAACCGGCCCCGTGGTGATGGCTTCATAAAAGATGGAGAAAAGGAAGTCTCCGTCAAACTAAAGATGGATAAGAGTGTTTTAGAACGGAAGAGAGGCAAAGAAAATCTCTACATCGTGGATAAACAGAGATTAGTCGCTTTTGGGAATGACGTACCACCTCAAGTTGATGGTATTATGAATTTGGGAGAGGAGAATTTTGCCTTTCAGCATGATCCTCCTTTCTTTTTCTGTGAAACTGCCGGGGAAGTAGCTCGTCGACTTAACAAAATAGCCGATTTGGATATCATAGATACCGTTTCTGCTAATATAGCCTCTAAGATGAGAAAGACTAAGGCTACAAAAGAGGTAGTAGAGGAAAGATTAAAAACGGTTATTGAAGAAGTAGAGAGTCTTCAATACGTAGATCAGCTAGAAAAGGACTTATCGGTCTTAGAGATAGCAGAAGAAGAAAATCAAGCTAGGTCGACCAGAATGGCCTGTTTAAGCGACTTGATGAATGAGGCTATACTTTCTCACAAAAAAGCTAGTAGGCTCTTAAAAGCTCATTTAAGTGCCTCTGGGCTTGCAAAACGGGGAACAGAAGCTATTGAGGTCCGAGAAAGTCTTATTAGTATTCAGGATTTGGTGGAATCAGTCCAAATTGAAGAACAGAGGATGAAAGTACAAGTACCGAATTTGGGTGGTTTGTCACAATTGGTGGAGGACGTTGGTGAGCAGAGTTATCGTTTAGATCATCTCAGTAGTTTGGTTAAGTTGGTAAAAATAGAGGATAAAAAGAAGCAAAAGAAGATTCCTGATATTAGAAAATTGTCTCGATTGGTGGAGAATATCCAAAAAAATAAAAAACTTTTGAAAAATTTAGAGAATTTCGTCAATTCGGGAGTAAAATTAACAGATAATAGAGTAGAGAAAGAGTTGGTGTTGGCTGAGGAGCGATTGGAAAAGGAAATGGGTGGGTTGTGCCCGTTATGTGGTTCTGAGATTTAGTAAGGAGAATAGAAGTATGTTTGCATTGCCATTTACACAATATTTATTGCCTAATGGTGATAAAAAGGAAATTGAGTTTATTGTTGATGGAGATACAGAAATTAAAGCTAAGTCTATTCTTAAATATGGGTGGGTGTTTGAGGCTGAAATTTTGACTAATGGAGTTGTTAGTTTGACAATTTCAGATGGGGAAGAGGATCGAGTAATACAGGTTTGTGAAAATGGGACTACAATACCAATAGTAATAGAAAAATTGATTGATGAGGGAGATATTGAATGTCGAAAGGAGTTAAAAAATGAAGAAAAAAGAAAAACCGAAGGCAGTGCCGAGAAATAAACAGGTTATTGCTCTGTGTGTGTCTGATATACATCTGTCTCACAAATGCCCTGTAGCCAGATCAGCAGAACCCTCTTGGTACGATGCTATGGCTAGGGTCTTGGGCCAATTAACTGACCTTAAAGAACAATATGGAGATGTTCCTATTTTGTGTGCCGGGGATGTTTTTGATAAATGTGGAAGTTGCTCGGAAATTACCAACTTCGCAATTAAACATCTTCCACAAATGTATTGCATCAGCGGGCAGCACGATCAGAGATACCATTCTTATGCAGACATACAAAAAACCAGTTATTGGACGTTGGTGGAAGCGGGGGTGATTGTTAATTTAGCCCCTGAGGAGTCGGTTGATATAAAAAGTGGTGATGATGAAGGTGTCAAACTAAGGTTGTGGGGATTTCCGTGGGGATATGAAGTAAAAGGGACTTCAATTTCAGAGGGGGGAGTATTGAATATTGCTATTATACATCAATATTTGTGGCGAAATAGGTGTGGATATCCCGGAGCCCCAGAAGAAAGCAATATATCGTCTTTAGGAGATAGTTTACTTGGTTTTGATGCAGCTATTTTTGGTGATAATCACATATCGTTTACAGCCAAGACTAGAGACTGTTCTATTTTGAATCCAGGGTGTCTTATTCGTAGGAAAGCTGATGAAAAGAAATACAAACCTACCGTGGGGTTGTTATATGGGGACGCTTCTTTTGGTACCGTGAAATTAGATACCTCTGAAGATAAGTGGATAAAGATTCAGAAGGTGGACGAGAAAACAGAAGAAGATAATTTGGAATTAACGGAGTTTATGGCAGAGTTAGAAAATCTAGGAATGGATTCTTTAGATTTTAGGGAAGTAATTCTTCGATACATAAAGGATAATAAGGTGTCAGATATGACTAAGACTATTCTATTAGAATCTATGGAGGGATAAATGTTCAAACAATTTTTATTTTGTGTTGTTTTATTGTTGTGTATTGGATGTTGTGAGGAAGAATTGGTTACGATTGTTTCTATAGAACCGTTGGGTAAAATTGTTGATATTCAAATAGTTCAAGGATCATTTGGTAATAGTACAAAAACAGTTGTAAAGTGTGAAAAGGGAATGTTTTTTTTATGGGGAGCACATTCTTTGTTGTTTGGAAAAGAAGTTCAAATAGTATACAAGTCAGATGGGTCTTCCTGGGCACAATGGGAGCCATTTGAAGCTATGTATTACATGGGAAAGAAATAATGCCAAAATATAAAATAGAATATGTTTCTTATTTTAGAGATTTTTCTACGGGTGATGTTGACGAAGAGGATAAAGTTGTTGTTGAGGAAACTGAGGATTTTTCATGTCCTGCACTGGCTTTACATAAGTACACACCCGAAGTTTGGGAATGGGAATATAGTCACCGAGATGGGGGTGTGGGATGTTTGATTTGTGATGGGCCACATAAATTTAGACAATATTATTTAGCAACGCCTATAGAAGAAAAATCTTCGGGTCAAAAACATTATGAATCTTGGATAAAGCAGCTTATATATCCTAAGGTGCCTGCCTGGGATGAGTTGGATGAAAAAGTAAGAAAGACATGGGATTTAGCTAATGAAGAAAATAAAGACTCCGTTTCCTAAGAGGAAGCCGTTTGGGAAAATAACAAAACCAATTGTGGATGAGGTGTGGAGACTCAGAAAAGAATACAATTACAATCAAGCTAAACTGGCTAAAATGTGTGATATTTCTAGGACGTCAGTACACTTGATTTTGTCGGGAAAATGGGCTGAGGTTGATAGACGAATATACAATGGCAAAGATAAAGAATTGAAGGGTGTTAAGTCTGAGGATATTTCTGGTTGTTGTTCTTTTGAACAAATAATCAGTAAAGCAAAGAATGTAAGGGATTTTATGTTACGAAAAACAGCAAAGGAGAATAGAGATGTCAATTGATGTAAAGCAATATGAGAAGTTGAAAGATAATGTAGATCGACTAAGGCGGGAGGCTGATAAGGCCGAGGGTGCGTACGATCAGCTTATGGGCCAGTTGAAAGATGAGTTTGGATTTACCAATATAAAAGAAGCGGAGAAAGAGATTAAGAAATTACAAAAAGAAGTGAAAGAGAAAGAGGATGAGTTTGAGGTTCAATTAGCCGAGTTCGAAGATAAATGGGAAGAGGTGTTAGAATGAAAACTCAAGTTATTATGTCCCCAAGACTTATAAATCATTGTGGTATTTTAGTTTCATCAGAAGATATACAAGTTTCATTTGCTTTTGTGAGAAGATTAAAACAATTTTTTGTTTTTCCTAAAAAAGCTACAAGTTATTGGTTAGAAATTAGTAATAAACAATGGGAGGATAATAGTGGTTTATTGATGAAAGTTAGAATGGATGAGGAGGGTTTTATTGTTCATCAAGATAGAATAAATGATCCTGAGTTATCATTTTTCTTACCATTTTCTAATTTAATAAAATATTTGATTTTTCCACGATTTGGTTGGTGGACAAGACACTTGGATTTCAGGCTGAGAGAGAGTCTTGATTATAAGGTTTTTTATATTCGTCTATGGTATGAGTAGATAGAGTAAATGGAAAGGAGTATTAGAGTGACAACAGAATTATCAAAAGATGAACAGTTGGCAGAGCTTGCAAAAAGAATACCTTGGAGCTTAAGACAACTTTCTTTTTGTTATGATATTTTGGGAAGTGTTGAATTAGTGGAATCAGCTTGTAGTATTGCGAGTTGTTTTGCTATGGATGTTACAGGTGTCTCCGGTATGATTGTTGAAACATTTAAGAAAGAATAATATGAAAATGAAAACAGAATTAGCAAAAACTGATAAAGAGTATTTAGATAAAATTTTTGATGCTTGGGATGGCTTTTGTCGTTTGGTAGATTCTGGAAATGATTTCTTTGATGTTTTTATTGCAAAAGATAATGAAGATACAGCAGATTTTGCAGTTCCGGGTTATCATTATACGAGTGGAAGTAGTGGTATTCTTATCAAAAGTCGATATGATGTCAAAACAAATAAAAGAGAATTATCTGCAATTGGTGATGGTGATAGAGTATGACAACATTAACACAATATCGAGAAAAGACTACTGAGCTTCTTCTTAATCAGCAACAGGCTGTAGCAATAAAAGAAAAAGAAGAGATTGAGTTGGATCAATGTACTTGTAAGTTAATAGCCACTCAGGACGCCCAGAGCATCGCTCAGCAGGTCGCTCAGACAATACAACAGAAATTACATACACAGATAAGCAACGTCGTTACGAGGTGTCTGAATGCTGTATTTGATGATCCTTACGAGTTTGTGATAGAGTTTGAGCAGAAAAGAGGTAAAACAGAGGCTAAATTGGTATTTATTCGAGATGGTATGAGGTTGAGTAATCCTCTTGATGAGGTTGGTGGTGGTGTTATTGATGTGGCTTCATTAGCGTTACGGTTGGCGGTTATTTTGTTATCTAAGCCAAAACGAAGACGGTTGTTGATTTTGGATGAGCCATGTAAGTGTGTTAGAGGAGATCAGAATAAAGCCAGGGTGCGAGAGATGTTGTTAAAATTGTCGGAGGAGTTGGGGGTTCAGTTTGTGCTTTGTGTGGATATAGAAGCATACCCCGAATTTGCTCTAGGAAAAGTAATTGAAATAGAATGAGAGGAAAAGAAAAATGGGAAGAGTAAAGTTGATGGCTGACGTAGATAAGGCTTTGGAGGCTAATAATGAGTCTTGGGAAGATATTTTACAAACAACATTAAAACCTAAAGATTTGCGAGTTTCTCTTCCAGCGGTTAAGAAGAAACGTAGGTTTGCTTTTAGGACGAAAGAATATGCTTATTTTTCTATTCAAGATAAGTCTGGTTTTTTCATAGGAGCCTCCAGGATTTCTCTGGCAGATGTACTTGGTTATCCGAATGGTATTGTTGATTATAATTTTCTAGTTGTGCATGAGATAATTTGATATGAAAACTTACGAATTTATTTTGAAATTAGCAGGTCCGGCAATTATTGATGAGGATTTGACAAACAGATTATATGATGCCGGGTGTGATGATTGTTTTTGTGGTGGACGGTGTGGGGAGGATTGGATTCATGTATCCCGAGAAGCAGAGAATCTACAAACGGCTATTAGAACGGTTGTGAAGCAAGTAGAATCGGTTGATCCTCGATTGAAGGTGAAGTTTGTTGAGTTTGAACTTGATGAAATTTTGGAAAACATTCTTTAATTTGAAAAAGGAAAATTATTGTGAAGAAGACAAAGTTATTGAAAGAATTTGTTATGGCTTTGACAGAGGGAACTATTTCAGAATTTGCTGAGAAATATAAACTAACGCCTGATGATGTATCGAAGTGGTCTCTTAGTGTGTACTATTCTCAAATAGCTGATGAGGTTTTAGATTTAATATATGTTAAAAAAGAATCAGATACAAAAAAAACCTATGGACAGATCAATAATGAAAGCTATTACAAGAATTTTAGGGATGGAATGGAAGACGTGCGTTGGTCTGATTTAACGGAAAATGAAAAAGTAGCCTTAGACGCATCAGCGGAGGCTGTGATTGAGGCGTACAAAAAGGACCGTAAGAAAGCTAAGAAGACAATTTGAAAGGAATTGTGATGGATTGCATTAACTTAAAAGAACGATATGGTAAGAAGTGGCGGGTTAAAAAAGAAATTAAAACAAGCTCTTCTGATCCTTGGAATTTTATTGTGCCGTGTAGAATGGGACATATTTGTCCTTGGGGAGAAACTACGTTAGCCGCTTGTGTAGATAATCATCCTATTATAATCAATAGAATGAGGAAGCTTCCATTTATGAAAATGCACCAATACGGGGATAAGGGAGCTAATATATTATTTGATGTTGTGCATTTCGATGAAGTTATTGCGTTTATGAAACCATATAAAAGACGCAAATTATCAGAAGAACAAAAAGCTAACGTAATAGAAACATTAAGACAGTACAGGTTAAAAAAAGACCCATCGAAGTGATCATACTTTGTAGTAGAGGCCCGATGGGTTTACATGATAAAAAAGGCCCGGCGAGAGATAGCATAATAGAGGAATAATCCTTTAACAGAGGCCCGCCGGGTATAAAACGGCTGCATATCGTCAATAATCACGATAGCGGAACTTTTTCTACGCATGGCAGATAAGCTAATCAAGTAATATACAGTAAAAGGGTTTTTGTGTCAATGAGAATAGTTAATCAGTTGCTTATTAAAGAATATCTCGATCTTCCGGTATCTATACTAGAAGAATATGGGATGTCATATAGTTGTCTGAATCAATTAGAAGATCGTTTTGGGGTGATTTGGTTGCGGGATTTAGTGGATTTGACGGAAGAGGATTTGCGGAAGGGGTGGTTTGGTAATTTTCGCATAAGGATGATTCGTCGAACAATTCAGCAGTTTTTGAAAAATAGAGAAATTGACAAACGAAAATAGAGAATTTCCTAAACCAAAATAGAGAATTTTCTAAATCAAAATAGAGAATTTCCTAAATGAAAATAGAGAATTTCCTAAATGAAAATAGAGAATTTCCTAAATGAAAATAGAGAATTTCCTAAATCAAAATAGAGAATTTTCTAAATCAAAATAGAGAATTTCCTAAATGAAAATAGAGAATTTCCTAAATGAAAATAGAGAATTTCCTAAATCAAAATAGAGAATTTTCTAAATCAAAATAGAGAATTTTCTAAATCAAAATAGAGAATTTCCTAAATGAAAATAGAGAATTTCCTAAATGAAAATAGAGAATTTCCTAAATGAAAATAGAGAATTTTCTACTTTATCCTACCTATTTGTCTTATCCAATTAGCCTATATTGCCTATCTTAACATCCTGGACGGTAGGCGTCTTTGGCTCTTATCGACCGATCTTACCATATTGTTAATCATTTTGCAACCCCATTATCTATTTAGCCTATCTTATCTTTTCATGTATTTTCAAAAAATAGGCCATATTTTCTATTTTCAGGGTTGACAGCATACGATACGTAGTATATTGTTGTTTTAGTTGGTAACAAAAATTACTTTTGAACAGGAGAAAAATAGTGACTGAGAAAGAGGCCAAAGACAAACTGCCCCGGGTCCGAGTTAAAATGCCAGACACGGAATACATGGGGCAGACAAAAGGCAGAAAATGCACATTTGCTACTGTGTGTATAAATTTTTCGGCAGTAGGTCAGATTGATTTTCAAACAAGCTGGAAACAAATCGCAGATTGTGTGACCAATGATAAACCAATTGTGTACTGTTAAAAAGGAGAAAAATCATGTTACTAACAGAATTGGAAAAGCAGATTACGATCGAAAATAACTACGATGAGCCGGATATTGCCGAATTGATTGA